GGGCACCTCGCCCAGGACAGCGCTGGTCAGGCCCTGCTGGGCCAGCACGTAGTCGGTGTTGGCCTGGGCGACCATGGTGGCCTCGGAGCGCATCTGCATCCGGGTGCGCAGCTCGAGCTGGTCCTCGTCGAGCTCGGGCAGGCGCGCGGCGGAGCGGACGAAGTTCTCCAGCTCGCCGTCGGGGAACCAGGTGATGCCCATCATCTGCATCTGAGACATGAACTGGGCCAGCACGGTGATGTCGGGAGCGTCGACGTCGGTGGGCACGATCTTGGGCAGGGTCTCGGGCTTCCAGCCGTTGATCGCGAACAGCCGCGGCACCATGTGCCGGTTGAGCGTGTCGGCGATGTTGTTGGTCAGCGAGTTCAGCGCGGTGCGGAAGACGCCGGTCTTGTCCACGTGCAGGCTGTAGGACCCGGTGGACTCGTGCCCGACCATGATGAAGTCGGCGAGCACGGTCTGCAGCATCCGCAGCTCGTAGCGCTGGATGATCGCGTCGGTGTTGAAGGCGCGCGCCCCGCCGCCACCGAGCAGCTCGAAGGCGTAGAGGGGCTGCTTGGTCTCCTGGTCGTAGGCCTGCGGGAAGACGAAGCCCTCCTGGTCCCCGCGGCGCACCGACTTGACCAGCTTCTTGAACGCCTCGACGGACTTGGCCTGGTCGGTGCCCGGCTTGGCCCGGAGCATGTCGGAGGGCACCTTGATGATGGGCAGGCCCGCGAGGTCGCGCTCGACGCCGATGGCCTCGAACTCCTCGATCCGCTTCTTGAAGAACCAGGGGCGGTAGGCCCCACGCAGCATGGAGATGCCCTCCGGGCTGCCCTTGGAGTAGCGGTAGCGGAACAGCAGGCTGCGCTCGATGGGCAGCGTGGTGGTCTTGTAGGTGGGCGGCGCGATCTGCACCATGCCGCGGGTCTCGCCGTTCTCGTCGAAGAGCCAACGCAGCATCGTGTCCTGTGAGCGGATCGGCATCTTGCGGATGCCGATCAGCCCGTCGGTCTTCTGGCTGCGGTTGCGCGGGTCCTTCTCCCAGGGGCCGACCCGGCGCTTGTAGACGACCTCGTGCCAGCTCCAGCCGTAGACCATGCAGCTCAGAGCCTCGGAGATGAAGTCGTTCCAGGACTCGCTCATGTCGGTCATCACCGACTCGAGGAACTCCGCGGCCTTCTTGTCGTCGGCGCTCTTGCCCGCGGGGGTGACGTTCCAGTCCACGTTGCGCAGCAGCCGGTCGATGGTGAACAGCAGCGAGGACACGATCGGGTCGTTGAGCGACATCTCCTTGAAGACCTCGACGCCCTTGCGCCCGCGCAGCTGCGGGAGGAACTCCTCGTCGAGGTAGCCCGCCGCGCGACGCAGGCCGGTCGCGCCCAGCTCGAGGAAGGGCCCCGCCTTGGCGGCCTCATCCAGACCGGCCAGGTCGAAGCCCGTCGTGTCGGAGTTGATCGCCCCTGCGCGCGGGCGAACGACGACGTCGTCAGGCATCAGATCGCTGCGCCGTAGGCCGTGGTCAGCTTGGTGAAGGTCGCGTCGGACACGCTCAGCACCGGGATGTCGTCGTCCGTCTCGGTGCCCGTGGCCAGCGTGACGATCTTCCCGGAGTCGAGCAGGTACAGCGCGAGGTTGGACTGCTTGCGGATCAAGATGGCCATGACGTCTCCTCGGGGGCTCTGTGCCCAGGCTAGGCCCGGGCCGCTCTGGTCTCTAGCAGGCTCAGATGAGGTAGCCCCATCCCTGGGCCACGATCAGCACTGCGGTCACCGTCGGTGGTGCGAGCCCGGCGTAGGCCGGGACGACGTCGGGGGTCAGGTAGACGGGGAAGTGGAAGGTCGGCAGCAGCACCGTGGTGGTGGCGCCCAGCACCGAGGGCGACACGGTGGACCCGCTGAAGGTGGCGGCGGCGGGCACCAGGGCGTAGGCGGGCACGGTGGAGGCGAGCGAGGTCATGCCGGTGCGCACGGCAGAGGGCCCCACGCTCACGGTCCCAGTCACCACTGCCGGTGTCACCCCGGCGCCGGCCTTGTACTCGTGGACGAAGATCTGGCTGAGCGCGCCCACGGTGGAGGCCGCCACGCTCATCCCGGTGCGCACGGTGACCGAGGGGACGCCAGCAGTCGCGAGCACGCGCGCCGGCGCCAGGTTCTGGCCGTTGGAGACGGTGGGCGCGCTCACGACGGCCACGGCGCCCACGTTGGAGGGGAAGACGAAGCAGGACACTCCGACCACGACGCTGACCGGCGCGACGTCCCCTATCGCGATGACCCGGGCTGCGGTGATGCTCGAGCCCGCCGAGCGGGTGGGCAGTGGCACGGCGGTGACCGCGACCACCGGAGTCACCGGGGCGTGCAGGGCGCCCGCACTGACGGCGGGGGCCGCCATCGCTGCGGTGGCGATGACCCGCACCGCGGTGACGGTGGCGTCCTGGCGCACCACGACGGACGGGACCCCGGCGTAGGCCTGGACCCGCACGGCGCTCAGCGCCACCGAGCAGCTGGCGACTGCAGCAGGCTGGGCGGCGATCGCCTGGACCCGCACGGCAGCCAGGTTCGACCCGGTGCTCACGGTGACTGCCGGAACGGCGGCGATCCCCGCGACGGCTGCCGCACCGACGTTGGTGCTCGAGCCCGACGTGACGCCGACCAACGGCACCGCCGCCACCGAGACCACCGTGGCCGGGGCCAGGTTCTGCCCGTAGGCCAGGGTCGGCGCGGGCAGTGCGGCGATGCCCACCACAGTGGGCGGGCTGACCAGGCACGATGCGCTGGCCACCGCTGCGGGGACGCCCACTACAGCGGGCACCAGGAACGGCGAGAGGGGCACCAGCGGCAGCGGGACCGCCGCTCCGGGGCAGGCCACGGTGGCCGGGCTCACGGTCATGCCGGTCTTCACCGTGGCGATCGGCTGGGTCGTGACCGCGATCACCGTGGAGGCGCCCTTGGGCACGGTGGGCTTGGGCACGGCGGCGACCGCCGCCACCTTGATGCCCAGGCCGCCGCCCCCGGCAGAGGCGGTGAAGGCGATGGTGGCCTGGGCCTGGCTCGTCGAGCTCGCGATGGTGGAGTCGGCGGTCCCGGTGGCGCCGCTCGAGCTGAGCGTCTGGTAGAACGCGCCCATCCCGAAGGCCTGCGCGCCCGCCGGCGTCATCCCCGACGGAGTGGCCCAGCTGCCCGAGACGCCGCCGTAGTAGATCCGGATCAGCATGTCGGTGGACCCGGTCGCGCTCACCGTGGGGGCGGTGAACGGCGAGGTGGTGTCGTTGGCGTTGGCGCTGGCGTCCACCGCGATCAGCCCGCGGAAGACCCAGAGGATGCCCGTGACGGTGTAGCCGATGTCGGCGGCCAGCCACCAGCCGGTGTCGCCGGACTGCCGGGTGCGCCGCCAGTACCCGGTCGCCCCGATCGCGGTCCAGCCGTTGGAGGCCCAGTCGGTGAAGGCGTCGTAGAGGTAGGCGACGACCGTGTCGCCGACCGCCGTGCCGCCGGGCAGTGCCAGGAAGGCGTCGACCTGGTCGCCCTGCGCGCTGCTGGTGCCCACGAAGGAGGCGCCTGCGGTGCCGTCGGTCAGGTCGATGAGGCAGCCCGCACTCGTGGTGGCGGTGGGCTGGGCGCCGATCGCAGCCACGGTGGTCGCACCGATGTTCTGGCCGCGGCTGATGGTGGGCGCGGGCACCGCGGCGAGCGCCGTCACGGCAGCGGGGTTGAGCAGGCTCGAGATGGACTCCGCGGGTGCGGGGGCTGCAGTGAAGGCCACCACGGTGCTCGCCGCGATGAGCACCCCGGCACTGGCCGTGGCAGCGGGCGCAGCAGCGAGCGCGACGACCCGGCTCGCGCTGATCGCCACACCGGCGCTGATGGCCGGGCTCGGCACGGCGGCCACCGCAGCGACCGCCCCAGGAGTGGGGGTGGCCCCAGCGCTGAGCGTGGGCGCCGGGAGCGCGCCGATCCCTGTCACGACCGCTGCGGTCAGGCTCACGTTGAAGGCCGGGCGGATCACGTTGCCCAGGCCCACCACGGTCGAGGCCGTGACCAGCGTGCTCGCGCTGTAGGCGCTGGCCAGCACCGCAGCACCCGGCGCTGCCACGACGGCAGGGGTCAGGTTCTGCCCATTGGAGATCGTGGGAGCGGGCACGGTGACCGTGGGCGGGGCGATGGTGACCGCGGTGACCGTCATGCCGGTGGAAGGAGTAACGCCCGGGACGAGCGTCACCGCGGCGACCGTGATGGCGGTGATCGAGATGCTGGCCGAGGCGATGCCCCCGGGCACGGCAGCGGTGGCGATGACGCGCTGACCCGCGACGTTGTCCCCGGCGCTCTCTGCGGGCCCAGGGACGTTGCTCAGGGCGGTGACGGCCGTCGGGGTCAGGGTGACGTTCGCGGCCGTCGTGGGCGTCTCTGTGGGCACGGAGGCCACACCCAGGACCACGGCGGCAGCCAGGGTGACGCCGGTCGCCACGGAGACTGCCGGGAGGGTGGCTGCCGGAGGCGCGACCAGCGCGGCGGTGACTAGCAGGCCCGCGCTCGCAGTAGCAGCTGGTTGCGCGGCCAGGGCCACGACGGTGGTTGCCGCGATGGTCGTCCCGGTGGTCGGGGTGACGCTGGGCACCGCTGCACCAGGGGCCAGCACGCGCGCGGCGGCCAGGTTGGAGCCCGCGCTCTCCGCCGGGGCGACCTGGCTGGCCAGCGCCGTGACGGTGGCAGGCGTCAGGGTCTGGTTCATCACCGCGGTGATCGAGCCCGGAGCGAAGACCACTGTCCCGTTGGGCGGGGTCACCGAGTTCGGGGACAGCGTGGTGCCGGCGCCGGGAGTGGGGCTGGGCACCGTGGCGATCGGCGGCGCCACCGTGCTCGCGGCCTTGTTCACCCCGGTGCTCGGGGTCAGGGCGGGCACGGTGGCGGCGGGCGGGCTCACGGCAGCGGGCGCCAGGGTCAGGCTCAGGGCGAGGGTGGGCGCGGGAGCAGCTGCTGTGGCCGCCACGGTGGCCGCAGGCACCGTCGCGTCGGTGGAGCCCCCGGAGGTGCTGGCCGTGGCCGTGAGGACGCCGCCGATCGCAGCGATGGTCCCCGGAGCAGGGTCGCACCCCGCACCAGGGGAGTGCTCGACCGTGTAGGCCCAGTCGTCGAAGTAGACCGGGTTGGTGTTGGTCGAGGGGGTGCTGGACAGCCAGCGCGGGACGCAGAAG